CTTGCATTTATCTACCACAAATACACTCGCCATTACATTCACACATTAAGCATCATCTCTAGCTTTTCTGTTTTTATAGTCTGATCTTGCCACTATTAGAGCAACAAAGTCTGCTTTTACAGAAGGAATAGAATCTGTGAATGACTCATCATTCATTAATTTTTGTGTCCATTCTTGTTGAAATCTTTTCCAACAACTATTAATTTTACCATCTATAGCACTTTGTAACCAAGCATCTATTCCTGCATTATCTGTATGATTATATAAATCATTAGATAATATAGTTTGATCTAAGTCTGTTAGTGTTATTGTTTTACTGTGGTTTGCCATTTTATTGTACCTCCTTTAAGGTTGATTGTTTCGTCATTAGCCTAGTAAATATCCATAGAAGTGTGAGTTTGAAGCTAGAACATCAGCCTGTGCTGCTCCACCTGATTGTTCCCAAGTTATTGTAACAGTATCACTAGCGTCCATATCTGCTATTACTGTACCTGATAAATTATAATAACTATCTGCATCTTGACCTTCTCCATGAATTGAAATTTTATGTGTTCTATTTGAAGTCACTATATTCACCCAAACATAACTAGCAGATGAATCAAATTGGCTAACATTAAGAGATACACTTAATAAATACACTCCTGTAACAGGAGCAGTAAATGTATTACTTGCAAAGTTTCCCCCTACATCTTTAACTTCAGTTCCCCAAACTAATGTATTGCCATTAGCGATATTGGTTTGCTCACTAGCAGGTACTGCATAAAAATATGCTTGTAGTGGTTTAGTAACCTGACCTGCGGCATCTATTCTTTTTGCTTCATTACCATTTGTATCAAAAGCTATTATATTTGAGGCGGCTCTACGCATACCTGTACCTGTATTACTTGAAAATGTGTATTGAGGATTTCCTGCACTTTGATCTCCTGTTTTATCATTTATTCTAACATTACCTGTAGTAGTATTAGCATTGAGAAAAGGAACACTCGCAGCTAAAGTTTCAAAAACAGGTGGTGAACCTGCACCTGTTGATGTTAATACCTGACCATCATTACCTGTTGCTACAGCTACAGGGTTTCCTGAAGCATCATAACTAATTAAATTTCCATCAGTACCTGATGCCATTTTTGCTAAAGTGATTGANTCATCTGCAACAGTAACTGCACTATCTATAAAATTAATTGTATTTGCTGAAGTATTTATTGTGGCTACTGATATATCCTCTGAGCCATCAAAAAACTTTATATCTAGAGAATTGCTTCCTGAGTTAGTTGTATCTAGCCACATTGTACCAACTGCTGCTGAAGCAGGTCGTGAAGTGCCTGAGTGCATTGTATTTAATGCTCCTAAAATATTATTTAATTCAGTTCTAAAAGCTGAAAAACCTTGATTTGCTATTGATACATCTGAAACTTGACTCATTTATTTATCCTTTATACCTATTAACTTGCACTTTTCAACCCAAAACCATTAGCGACATAGTCGAATGTACGACTTATACCACTACCACTAGAATTTGTAAATGCAATATTAAAACCTGTTATTGTTTTACTACTTATTGTGAATGTATCTCCTGTTGCCATATTCTGTGCTGCAATACCAATTGCAGGTACTGCATGAAATCCATTGGTAAATGTTACTGCTTTTGTTCCTGTTCCACTTACTACATCTGCACCACTATCAATTCTTTTCTCCATATCTACTGATATTGATATAGCTGAAACAAAGGCTCTTGTTTTATTATTTTTATTTGCAAGTCTTAACTTAAATTTAAAATATCTACCTTTATATGTAGATGTTGTGTTAAATGGTTGGAATACAGTTGCATTATCTAGTGAACTAGTACTTGTTGCTATTTGTAATTGAGCAGTTGCATTAGTTGGGTCATTACCATCAAAAGGCGCTCCTGCATCATCAAATAATGTAACACTACGACCACTATCAAATTGGTCATATGGGTCTTCAATTTGGTCAATAGTTAAATTCTTTGTAAATGATACATCATAAATACCTGACAAACTTAAAGTTTGATTAAGAGTATAAAAACCTTCATTATCAATATTATTACTTGCTCCACCCAAATCAAAATCACTTGACGCACTATCAAAATTACCTGTTGTGCTATCAAAATCTGTTATTGTATCTAGTGCAATAGATAATGTTCCACTACTATCTGTTAAAGCTATATCTGCATCAGGTGTACCTAATGTTATATCTTCATTTAAAGTAAACACAGGAACAAAATTTTGTAGAGAACTTATGTTAGAAAAAATTATTGTTTCGTTATTACTTTCATTACCTAATTTATCAACTGCTTTAATTAAATATGCACCTGTTCTAGCATTAGTGGTTATTGTAGTTCCTGATGATCTAGGTACTTGTAGCCAATTAACAGATTTATTCCATTGTGAGCCACTCGTAACATTTTGGTATCTAATTTCATAATAAGCAATATCTAGGTCTGTATTTGCATCCCAATTTAATTGCATTTGACTAGAGCCTTGCATATTAACTGAAAAGTTTTGCACATCTGATGGTGGCTCTGTTGCACCTATTATAGTTCTATTTGCACTAGCATATGAAGAATTAACACCTAAACTATTAATGGCTTTTACTCTCACATTATAAATAGCACCATCAATAACATTAAGCATTTCATAATTTAATTGTGAGCCTACAGCTAAAATTTTATAATCACTTTCTGTACTTAATTTAACCTCTACTTGATATTGTGAGGTAAATTGATCAGCACTTGCACCTACTAATATATTTAATCTAGTTAAAACAACACCTTCAGAATATTCTATTAGTTCATCAGTTAATGTAACACTTGTTGGTGCTGTAATTGAATAAGGATTAGGAAAAGTAGTATCAGGTATGTCTGCCACTTCTGATTTAGCTGTGTATGTATAAAAATTGTCTTGGTGTTCTGTTAAAGATAAACCAACAGTAAAATTAGAATTTAAAGATATACCATTGACTCTAAATGGCTTTGCACTAAACCCTGTAATAGCATGAGTAACATTTACAATATCACCAATAGCTAAATCTAATGCTTCATAATTAGCTGTTAAATCAACTGCTAAATTATTTCTTGATCTATTTAAAACTATTTCTGCAAACTCTAAGGCCTGATATGGGCTTGTAATTGTTGGCAAATCTATTGTGCCTTCTTGTAAAAAACCACCATCAGCAGTTTTTAATGTTTGGTGGTCACTATCTGCTTCAGGAAATACTATAGTATCAGCTTGATAATTAGCACTTGGATTAATAAATGATGCTGAAACTCTATTAAAGTTTTCGTTTTTTCTTTGTGATTGAACTTTCATACCACCAATAATTGTATCGGTTGTTAATGTTATTGCTGCACTTCCTGTAGTTTCAATAATTAATTTATATTTACCTTGTGTATAAGGTAAGAAACCTCTCATGCCTTTTACTAGAATTTTAACATTATCAAGAATTTTTCTTGATGTATCTAAGACTGCATTACAATCAAATAGATTAATATTTGACCCACCACTATATGGCTCTATTTGAGTTGTTGCTATGGTACTTGCTGTATAAAAACTAGGAATATCAATATCACCTATGGGAATACCTTTCCCATATCTTGCATTAGTTAAGTAATCTAATAAACACCATGCAGGGTTTGATGAAAATGCTGCTGTTTGTGCTACTGAACTTGAATTATATGCTACTACTTTTTTGCCTTGTACGACTGCCTGTATATTTGGTATGCCACCGAATTTATCTTGATCCCATTCTAATTTAAAAGCTATATAAGCAATACCTGATAATTTATGATTACTTCCCCAACTACTAAGTCCTGTTAATAATGATGCTGCTGATTGTCCATCAGTACCAAAGAAAGGTTGCACTTGTATATTAGTACCAAACCTAGAGTCATTAGAAGTTATGGTTGAGCCATCAGCAATAGAGCCACTAAATGTAACTGTATCATCATCAAACTTTATACTTGTAATTCCATTGATTTCACCTTCAGCTAATACTAAAATTCCATACAAATATTGATTATCAGTTCCTGAAGTCTCAAGAAAGGTGCGAACGCCTCCAACTAATCGTGTTCCATAAATAACAGGTATATTTGCGTTATTAGATTGTTTATTAACTAATACGCCTTGTGCTTCTTGATTGGCTGCTGAATTACCAAAATCAGGTATTTCAGGCATAGGAATAAACCAAGATATAAACTTGGTAAATATTTTGGTAACTGAACTTACTATATCACCCATGCCAATACTCCTTTGTTATAAAACTTTTTGCCTTTATATCGTTATCTTTAACTCTTAGCCAATGTAATTTTCTATTTAAACCAAAATGCTTAATAGCTTCCTTTTTTAACCATTTAGAAAACAATTTAGTTTCAAAACTAAGATAATTAATTATCCATATATTTTTTCCACAATTCCACTCAAATCTATTTATAATTGCATTTTCCATGAACTTATTTTGTACATTATTATTCAAATATGCCCAATTAATAAAACCTATAATTTTATCTTTGTCTTTGAGTATTTGATATTGGTTGTTTTCGTAACTTGGTAATAAATGATGAATGATATTTATATCTTCTTCATCTTTGTATTTATCAAATAATTTATAATAAGGAACAACCTCATCAATCATTTCCTTCCCCACAATATGTCACTTACAGTTAATGCTGCAAATTCCATACCTTTATCTGTACTAAAGAATTTCTGTTGGCTTCCGTTATTTGTTTGTCTACCTGCGATACGACTAAAGTCAGAAAAATGAGAAGTACAAGAAAGACTCAAAGTGCCTGATTGTGTATTAATACTAAAACTTTCTATAAAACCTTTATCAAAATTAAATGTATCTATTAAAGCATCTGACCCATTTAATAGGCCTACATCAATAATAACCTCATCATTAGAAACATTATTATTTAATACTGCTGCCACATAAGTATTATCAACTGCTGATAATGATATTTGAAAGTTTGCCACATTAATTTCTGAACTTTCTGACTTACTTGATATATTTAATAAATGACCACTTGAAGTAAATGTATTACCACCACTTACAATATCTTTATAATGATTAGTTAATCTAACAACAGTCGCAAATCCTATTGTCAGTAAGATGATTGGTTTAACAGATTGATTAGCAAATTCTGTTTTGAGGTCACTTGATAATCCTCTTGCCATTATAGAGCCTCGATAAAATCTAACTCGAATGTATATTGATCTGTAACACTAGTTTTAAATTGCTGTACATCATTACTTAATCTAACTGTAAATTGTACTCCGTCATAAGTAACTGCTTCATTATTAGCTAAATTACTTCTAAGAGGTGGCTCAATAGTAACTGTTGCTTCATTGCTTCCGTCTGCTGTTACATCAGCAACAACCATATAAACCTTAGTATGATTAGCAAACTTAATAAAATCTCCTGCTTTTAATGTACCTGTCATAGCGTCAACTGTAATAGTTGTATCACCTGCTGTATGTGCATTATTTACTAATACTGTACCTGATACATTACCTTTTGCATTTTTTAAATCAGGTAATGATACTTGGAATGTATTTTGTTGACTTCTTTGTTTCATAATAAAAGCTAATACAGGTGCGAATGTTGCTCTTGTCATTGTTGGATAAGAAGCAGTAAATGAAAATCTTTGACCATCAATCTGTGTGCTAAACATTTTACCACTATCAGTTGTTGAGGTTAATGTCTTTTGTTCACTCGTAAAACCTATGGAATTAAATTCAGGTGAGGTTGGTAAAGTTCCACTCATACTAAGGCTTCCTTCCCTTGACTATTTAAAGCATCATTAATTACATTAACTATGGTTGCTCTGCGTTTAACTAATAACTCATCAAACCCTTGTGTATCATTGGCGTTTATAGTTATATTAATATTTTGACCACCTCCTAATTGATTATTAGGTACTATATTTCCATTTTGTGAAGGCACGAACATTTCGTGACCTGCCTCACCCACCAAATATGGCT